ACCGGCTCATGCATGCCGCTGCGGAAGGCAACGTTAAAGGCGTGCCCGCTTCGGTGGGTAAGGAATTCGTCAAGGCCGATGAAGGCCGTAAGATCAGCAAGCTTCCAGCGCATAAGCCTGAGAAGCGGTCCGGCGGCTATCCCGCCAAATCCGATAACTCAAAGTCTGGTGGCTATCGTGGCAAATGACCGTAAGGCACCGAGCGGCGGCAAGAGCGAACCTGATGGTTCACGCTCTCCCTATCAGGATTCAGCCGCCGAGAACAAAACCCACAATTACCCCAAAGGTGGCGGCGACTTTAAAGGTCGAGGCGGCTACCCTCCGTGTGGCAGCAAGACCTCTGGGGGCTATCCCTCCCCGCGCAAATAAGGAATGACCATGAAAGATGATCGCAAGCTTCAGGGCATGAAAGGCGAGCGCACCGCTCCGCGTACCCCGATGTCCCCGGCTCCTAGCTCCAAGGGAGGCGCTAAGCAGCCCCAGGGATCGGGGAACTTCAACGTCGAGCGCACACCCTACGGGAAGAAGATCAAGTGACTCTGCAAGAAACCGAGCAAGGCCGTATGTCGCTATGGGACAAATGTCTGACAGCGGCTCTGAATACTGGCAAGGATATCCACGAAGCGCTTAGCTGGGCGGAAGCTGGCACCAAAGCGTTTGAGGATCGATTCCACAAGGTAGTGACTGAGGTTGAGCATGTCGTGGTCAACCACATCGCCTGACCAGCCGGGTTGGTACTGGGTGCAGAATGACCAGATCACTACCCCGGCTATTGTCCAGGTGACTCAGATCGGTTATGGCACGAGCACCATCCAGCCGGCTTTGGTCGTAAGTAATTGGTCGTTGGATGGGAAAGAACAGTGGCAGGGACCGCTGCAACCGAATTGATTCGCTAAAGCCGATCCATGGGTACTTCCCCGCCCACCTTGTAGCCACGCCCTGGCTACGTTTATCGGACTACGGCACTAGCCGCCCGTCTAGGCGAACACGGGCTTACTTTCTAGCTATTAGGGATTGGGTTTAGACGTAGCAATGGCATGGTCCGCTTTGCATCTAGCCAGCTACGAGACAACCGGAACAACTGGCCCCTCATAACCAGCATAAGTCCGGGTAGCCTAATCCCTAATGGCATGAAGGGCGCGATATGGAAAGAAATTACTAAACTTGCCAGTAAAGTAACCCCGTTGGTACAGTAAAGGTCACTGAACAATTCAGAGACATTCAGACTATGGCCTATAAGAAAGGACAGTCTGGCAATCCCGCCGGTAAGCCCGCCGGAACGCCCAACAGAGCCACTAGGGCAGCCAGGGAAGCTATAGCAGCCTTCGTAGACGGAAACGCTGAGAAGCTCTCCCAGTGGCTTGACGAGATTTACCTGGCAGATGGCCCGAAAGCGGCATTCAACTGCTTCACCGATCTGGTTGAGTTCCACGTCCCCAAGCTAGCCCGCACTGAGGTGACTGCTGAGGTCGAGCATTCGGGCGAAGTGGGTATCCGCCCCCAGCTGACCCGCGAGCAATGGCTGGCGCTTCATAAGGCGAAGTAATGTGGTATCCCCAGCCAGGGCACCAGCTCGCTGCTTTCGAAGCCGACTGGTGCCCAGACCTTTTCTATGGTGGCGAGCGCGGTGGTGGTAAGTCCGACTTCCAGATCGGCTACCAAGAAGATGGGGCTCTACGCTACGGATCGGCTCATCGCGGTATCATGTTCCGCAAGACGACGCCTGAGCTTGAAGAGCTTCAGGGGCGTGCTATGCAGGTCTTTCCGGCTGAGGGAGCCGTGTATAAGACCCAGCCAAGCGCCGACTATCCCTTTAGCAACTGCTGGTACTGGCCTAACGGCGCTAGCGTCAAGATGCGCTATATCGAGGCCGAGAAGGACTGTGGCCGATACCATGGACACTCTTATACGCGGATCAGCTTCGATGAGGTGACGGAGTATGCGACTAGCGCGCCGCTGCTCAAGATGCTTTCGACGCTGCGCAGCCCGCACGGCGTGCCGTGTACGGTAAGGCTGACGGGCAACCCTGGCGGCGTTGGTCATATCTGGGTCAAGGCCCGCTATATCGATAGCATGCCTCCGATGACGCCTTACGTTGACCCGGAGAGCCAGATTGTCCGGATGTATGTGCCTTCAGCCATGGCGGATAACGTCATCTTGCTGCGTGAGGACCCGACCTACCGTAATCGCATCATCGCTGCGACCAATGGCAATGAGGCGCTCCGCAAGGCATGGCTTGAGGGTGACTGGAACATCATCGCGGGCGCATTTTTCGATTGCTGGAATGGCAAGTTGCATGTGGTGAAGCCCTTCACAGTCCCTGAGAACTGGGGTCGCATTCGATCGGGCGACTGGGGAAGCGCTAAGCCGTTCAGTTTTGGGTGGTGGGCGGTGGCGTCAGATCACCACGAGCTAGAGAATGGTCTGGTCATCCCACGGGGTGCCATGGTCCGCTACCGTGAGTGGTACGGCTGCAAGGACCCGATCAATGAGCCCAATGTGGGTCTTAAGCTGACGGCTGAGGAGGTGGGCTACGGGCTCTGGGAGCGCGAGAAGAACGACCCCAAGATCGCGGATGCCGTGCTTGACCCCGCCGCGTTCAGTCAGGATGGTGGCCCAAGCCTTTCGGAACGCATCTCGCGTGGCTCTGGTATGAAGCTATGGTTCCGCAAGGCCGACAATAAGCGCGTGGCTGTCGGAGGCGCCATGGGCGGCTGGGATCAGATGAGAGCTAGGCTTATCGGTGAAGAAGGCCAGCCGATGATCTATTGCTTCAACACATGCACCGACTCCATCCGGACCATCCCGCTGATGCAGCATGACAAGCTGCGAGTGGAGGATATCGACACGGATATGGAGGATCATGCCGCTGACGAATGGCGATACGCTTGCATGTCACGCCCCTATGTGAGAAAGTCCGCCGAAGACACAAAGCCTCGTTTCCTGCACGAAGTCACGGCAAACGAGGTGTTTTGGCCGAAGAATCAGCCAAAATCGATCAGAAACGACCGAATTTAACGACCGTCGTGAGACGGACAGGATGTGGTAATGAATGTCCAGCCGTTCAGTCAGGTCCAGGGTGCTACGCAGGCTATCGTGCCGGCAGCTACCAGCGCGACGCTCACTTTCAGTGCCATCGCCACCAATTTCAACTGTATGCGCATCGTCAACAAGTCATCGGTTGACGTGGCTTGCCGCGTGGGCTTAGCCAGTACCGGCGCCGTCACGGCGCTTCTGCCTGTTCCCGGTACGCCTGGTGACATGGTGGTTGCTTCCGGCGCCACTGAAATCTTCAGTAAGGGATACCCCATCGATACCATTGCTATTATCGGCACGGGTGCAGGTACGGGTAACGTGTACGTCACGCCAGGAGAGGGTCAATAAAAATGTATGCTGAGGTCACCTGCATCTAGTCCGCCGATTACCTCGGTGAATGGCATTCCAGTGATGGGTACATCGATTGGGGCCAATATTCGAACGATCACGACCAGTCAAACCACGCTATCCAGTGATACGACGTTGGTAGCGAATGCTGCATCCGGGGCCATTACGGTCACCTTGCAGCCAGCAGCTAGTAACAGTGGCCGCATCATGGGCATCAAGAAGTCCGATAGCTCGGCCAATTTGGTCACGGTTAAAGGCAATGCGTCTGAGCTAATCGACGGCTCGAACACAGACGTTCTAAGCGCACAGTTCCAATACATCTTCTTTCAGTGCGATGGCACGCAATGGTGGATCATTTAACGGAGCTTGACATGTATGTCTTACAACGGTTCTCCCGATCCGCTTAACCAGCCAGTCACCACGATCAGCATTGGCGCAAGCCCGTTCACTTGGCAAAACACCAGCGCATACAACGTGAAGGTTTTGATCAACGGCGGCATTTTGACGTCGGTTGGCATTTCCAGAGACAACGTGAACTACTACTTCGCCGGCACCGGAACGTATATGGAGCTGAGCCCAGGCTGGTACGTGAAAGTGGCTTATACCCTCATCCCCGGCACGATGGTTGCCATTCCTACCCGATGACCCATGCCTGAATTCGCAGACGGTTCACTCCAAACGATCGATGGACCGCCGGTCACGGCGAACGATGACGTGCGCAAGTACGTCATCGAGATCGAGGTCTATGAACGGGTCGCACAGAAGTTCAAGACCCGGGGAAACAAGATTCTTCGCCGTTACCGCGATGAGCGCCGACAGGCTGACGAAGACCAGATCAAGTTCAATATCCTCTGGTCAAATATCCAGACGCTTTTGCCTGCCTGCTACGCCAAGAATCCGAAGCCCGAATGCGAGCGGAGGTTCAAAGATGATGACCCGGTTGGTCGTGTGGCTTCGGACGTCCTTGAACGCTGCATTACTTACTACATGGACTGTGGAGACTTCTATGATTCCGCACGATCTGCTGTCTTGGATCGGCTTCTGCCTGGTCGTGGGACTATGTGGGTGCGGTATGTGCCTCATTTTCGAGATCACGACGCTGATGCTGACGACGCCGGGTCAGCTGAGGTAAATGAGCTCGGACCTGAAGTTAGCGACAACGAGGCCTCCGACGAAGGCGACAAACAGGACCGCTCAACCTCCATGGTGGGCTCCGATCCTACCGATGTGAACGACACGCAGGAAGTTGAGTACGAGGAAGTATGCTGCGACTACGTTCATTGGGAGAACTTCGGCCATAACGTTGCAAGGACCTGGGACGAGGTCTATCTCGTCTGGCGTGAGGTGTTTCTCGACCGGCCAGAGTGCATCGAGCGTTTCGGCGATGAGATCGGCAAGCTGATCCCCTTGGATTACTCGCCAAAGAATCTCGCCGATGAGAAGATTACCCAGGAAATGAAGAAAGCCCGCGTCTATGAGATGTGGGACAAGCGCACCAAGACGGCAGTTTGGGTGCACAAGAAGATGCCAGACTTCCTCGACAAGCGTCCTGATCCGCTTAAGCTTGAGAAGTTCTTTCCGTGCCCGAAGCCCATCCTGGCAACGACGGCTAATGATTCGATCATTCCTACCGCTGACTATTCCGAATACCAGGATCAGGCCAGAGAGCTTGACCAGCTTACTGCGCGCATCAGTTCAGTAATCAGGTCACTCAAGGTATGCGGCGTCTATGCGTCTGATGCTAACGGTATCGACCGCCTGCTATCCGAGGGCACCGAAAACCAGCTGATCCCGGTCGAGCAGTGGGCGATGTTCGCCGAGAAGGGCGGCCTTAAGGGCGTCTTTGAGCTGTTCCCGATCATGGATATCGCCAATACGCTCAAGTCCATGTACGACGCGCGCGACCGCATCAAGAACGACCTTTACGAAGTGTCGGGTATGCCGGATATCATCCGGGGAGCCAACGATCCACGCGCTACGGCGACCGCCGAGAAGATCAAAGGCCAATATGGCTCGATCCGCCTGCGCGCCGTGCAGGACGAAGTGCAGCGCTTCATGCGTGACATGATCCGTCTAATGGGCGAGGTCATCGCCAACCACATCAGCTATCAAACGCTGGCCATGGTGTCGGGCGTCAAGCTGATGACCAACGCAGAGAAGATGCAAGCGCAGATGCAGGGCCGCATGCTTGCGCAGCAACAGCAGCAGCAATATGCCATCCAGGCACAGCAAGCGCAGGCCCAAGGGAAGCAGCCACCGCCGCCTCCACCTCCGCCTCAGCCTCCACCGCAGATTCAGAAAGGCTTGATTGATCCGTCGTGGGAAGACGTAGAGGCCATGCTGCGTAACAACGCCATGCGCACGTTCCGGCTGGATATCGAGACGGATTCGACCATCGGCGATGACGACGAGATCACCAAGCAGCAGCGGTTGGACTTCCTGAAGACGCTGGGCCCGCTCATTGCTCAAGCCGTTCAGGCTGGCGAGTCCAATCCTGCCGTAGTCCCGCTCATGATCGAATCGATTAAGTGGGTTGTGCGGGCTTACCCACAGGCACGTTCGTTGGAAGGCATGATTGACCAGACCCTGGATCAGATGGCCAAGCAGCCGCCGCAGCCAAAGCCCAATCCTGAAGCTGCCAAAGCGCAGGCCGCGCAACAGTCAGAACAACTGCGAGCTCAGACTGACCTTCAGATTGCCCAGCAGAAGGGGCAGATCGAGCTTCAAAAGATTCAGGCCGACGCCCAGGCGAAGATTCAGATTGCCCAGTCCGAACAGCAGGCGCAAGGCCAGCAGGCAGCCCAGGAGAATGAGCTTGAGGCACGCCGCGACCAGCTAAAGGCGCAGAACGAGCTCGCGATCGCTCAATACAAAGCTGATAAGGACTTTGAGCTGGCGGTCGTCAAAGCCCGCATTTCCGCAGAGCAGGCCATTGCGGTCGCCCGTATCAATTCAAAGACGTTCCCGTCCGACGGCACCGCCGACCTTATCTATCAGCAGACGCACGAAACCAACGTCAACCAGGGCGATCACGCCATCGTCAGTGGCGCCACCGTTGCACCGCAGCCAGAGAGCAAGCCAGATGCCGATCTATGAAGTGAAATGCGATGTATGCGGACAGGTTGAGGAGATCTTCCGCAAAGTCGCTGACCGAGAGAACGATCTACCGCTGTGCTGCCATAAACGCATGCGAAACATTCTTTCAGCCGTGATGATCAACGAGGATATTAAGCCCTACCGAGCCGTTGCGGTGGACAAGAAGACCGGTGAAAGGCCGTTCATCACGTCCCGCAAGGCGCACAAGGAGTTCTTGCGGCGGAACGATTATGTGGAAATGCCTGATGCGCCCAAGAAGCGTGAATTACGCGGCGACTTCGACAACAAGAAAGAACTCATTCAAGCCACCAAACAGGTACTAGGAAAACTCAAATGAGCAGCGAGAACGAGCGTTCACTGCGTGATGAACTGGCAGCTAACCTTGAGGAAGTTCAGGATCGGGTTAGAGATGAGGCCGGTCGGTTCGCCAGCAAACAGGTGGATGAGCCTGCTTCGGTTGAAGTTGAAGCGGTCGAGGAACAGCCAGCCAAGGATGCCGTTGCGGCGACCGAGGTCAAGACCGAACCCAAAGATGAGGACGCCTTCCCTTCCTCTTGGAAGAAGGAAGTTGCGGCGCATTGGGCCAATGTCCCGCCCGAGCTCAAGAAGTACATTCGCCAGCATGAGGAACAGACCCGCCAGGCGATGACCAAGCAGGATGAGGACCGCCTCACCGGCAAGTCTATGCGTGAGGTCATCAACCCCTACCTTCCGATGATCCAAGCGGAGGGCGCGACGATGCAGACGGCTGTGCAGTCACTGCTAAATCAGGCGTATATCCTGCGCCGAGGCACGCCTGAGCAGAAACGCCAGCTTGTGATGGCAGCAGTTAAGCAGTATGGTATTGATGTTACTGAACCGACCAGTTCTAACCCGGGTTGGGTCGATCCTCAGGTAGCCGCACTCCAACAGGAACTAGCGGACCTCAAGGGTTGGCGCAGCCAGTTTGAACAGCAGGCGCAGTACCAAGAGACGGCCAGTATCAATACTCAGATTCAATCGTTCGCGTCCGATCCCAAACACGAGCATTTCTCCAATCCCCAAGTACAGTCCATGATGGGCAACTTGATGATGGGGAACCAAGCTCAAGACCTGGAAGACGCGTATCAGAAGGCAATCTGGGCTATTCCTGAGCTTCGTTCGACGCTCCTTACCAGCCAAGCGGCAGAGTTGGAAGCGAAACGGGCGGCAGAGGCGAAAGCCAAGGCCACAGCAGCGCGTAATGCCTCAGGCAGCGTTCGTGGGTCTTCGTCAGGACTATCGACAAGTACCGTGTCCGCTCCCAAGGGAACCTTACGCGAAGAGATTGCAGCCGCCATGCGTGCTGCAAAGGACCGCTAACCCCGTTAGGAGCCTCTTATGGCACTCATCAACCCGAGTACCACCCTTACCGAAATCGTGACCACCACCCTGCGCAACCGCACGGGCAAGCTGGCCGATAACATCACCAAGAACAACGCGCTCTTGTTCCGATTGAAGGAAAAAGAGAACGTGAAGCCGGTTTCTGGCGGTCGTACGATCGTGCAGGAACTGGAATATGCCGAGAACGGCACCTACAAGCGCTATAGCGGCTATGAAGCCCTGAATATCAGTCCGTCTGATGTGTTCACCGGCGCTGAGTACAACTACGCGCAGGCAGCTGTCGCCATCTCCATCTCCGGCCTGGAAATGATCCAGAACGCGGGCGAAGAGGCGATCATTGACCTGCTGGAATCGCGCATCAAGAACGGCGAGAAAACCATCACCAACAACATCGCGCTCGATTGCTATAGCGATGGTTCCGCGGATGGTGGTCGTCAGATCGGTGGCTTGGCCCTCCTGGTATCCAAGACGCCGGCAACTGGCGTGGTAGGTGGCATTGATGCCTCCACGACCATCGGAACCTTCTGGCGTAACACGGCGTTCAGTGCGGCAACGAACGGCGGCTCGCCGGCCACTGCCGCCAATATCCAGTCCTACATGAACCAGGTCTGGGTGCAGCAG